ATACGTTGCGCATCCCGTTCGATATTCACATGATCCAAAATTTATTCTTGTAGTATTACTTTGTAGTATTTTAATCTTTTGTAGTATATTTGTAGTATAAAATATTTGAAATGCCTATTATTACTATAAAAGAATTGTCAGATTTGACCGGGATACCTCCAAAAAATATTCATACTTACATTTCACGAGGGAAATTAATTCAAAGAAAAGATAAACTTATTGATGATACGGTTCAAGTTAATGCTGATTTTATTGCAAAATATAGAAAGATAAAGTCAGAACTTATTGAAACGCCTGTTTTAGTTACTGAATCAGCTAAGAAGCAGCCAAAAAAAACACAACCTGAAAGCGAAAATAAACCAGAATCAGAACAGATATATTATTCAGAAAACAAACTTCGTCAACTCAAAGGCGAAAAATTGAATGAAGATATTAAACTTGCAAAATTAAGAAATGATAAGATTGAAGGAAAATTAATTCCAACAGATATTATACAACGGGCTATTCAGGAAGTTATTCAGAGATATAAGATGACATTCGTTCAGCAATCAGAACAATTGATTCGAGATTTATTAAACGAATTACAAGCTGGGAATGAAATTATAACTAAGGCTTGTACTAAGAATATTGAAATATCAAACGCAGCATTTACGCGAGCTATATTTGAATCAAAGCAGGCAATAAAAAATAGTATTAGTGAATCATTATCAATAAATAATTAAAAAACTTAAAAATATATGAAATTAGAAATTAGAAAAAATTGCTTATTTCGTCAAGTAGAAGATGATCTTGATTGTAGATTGATTTTATTGATGAGGTTGATTATATTTCTGTAATTATTTATAGTAATTCAGCTATAGGATTGCCATCATCAGATGATATGGCTGATAATGATAAAGATGATTTTCTTGCAACATTTTCATTAACACAATCCGAATCTCTTTTTTTAGCTAATTTTTTATTATCTAATATTAATAAGAAAATTGATTGATCTATATCTACAAATCGAATTAATATTAGATTCTTTAGACATTGCAATTTCTACAGAGAAGCCCAGCGAGTGGGCAGAACAAAATAGAATCCTTTCAAGTGAGGTAACTTCTTTTCCGGGGAAGGTTTCATTTGATCGTTTTCCGTATTGGCGTGAGCCGGTTGATTGCTTAAGTCCCGATCATCCAGCGCGTATTATGGCAATCATGGGAGGCGCACAAATAGGTAAATCTACAAATTTTATTGAGACAGGAATAGGTTATATTATTAAAAATTGCCCCGGAAATATTATATTGACCAGTGCAGATAAAGAACTTTCAAAAGGACAGATGAGCAAGAAGATTGATCAGATGATTGAAAGTTCAGGGCTTCGATTTCTAATAAGGCCAAACACAATTAAGCGTAAAAATTTAAAGACTGGTGACCGTGACGACTTGAAAGAATTTCCCGGTGGTTCATTAGTTGCTCAATCAATAAAGGCCGTTGATAAGATCAAACAAAACTCTTTTCGTTACGGTTTTCTTGATGACTTTGAAGCTTCAGTAAGATCAGAGAAACAAGCCGGTGATGTAATGGACTTAATTCTTATGCGTTTCAATTCTTTCAAAGATAAAATGAAGGTTTGTTTCTTGTCAACACCTGAAATTAAGCAGACATCAATGATTGAACCTGCATTTTTAAAGGGTGATCAGAGATATTATTTCATGCCTTGCCCTTGTTGTGGTAAGTTAATCCGGTTCATTTGGTACGAAAAGAAAGAAAATGAATATGGTAAAGTCGGAGTTTACTTTGAAAAAGATGATAATAACCATTTAATTGAGAAATCAGTAGGCTATGTTTGTCAGGAATGCAACCAGTTTTTTAAAGAAACTCATAAAAAAGATATGCTAATGGCAGGCAAATGGATTCCAACGGTGATGCCTTCACGCCCTGATTGGATCAGTTACCATATTTCCGGGTTGTATTCTCCTCCTGGTTTTTTCGATTGGGGTCATCATGCTCGTACGTGGATGGATATATTTCCCGGCGGTGGAATTGTAAAAACAAAATCACTTCAGGTGTTTTATAATTTAGTTTTGGGTGAGAGTTATGAGCAACGCGGAAAGTCTCCTAAGATTATGAAGCTGGCAAAAAATACACGTAATTATCAGATCGGGACAGTGCCCACTAAACTTGCAAATGAAGACGGTAACGGAAAGATAGTAATGATAACATGTGCGTGTGACTTGAACGGTAAAGTTGATGACGCTAGGTTAGACTATGAAATAGTTGCACACGCAGAAACAGGGGTTACATATAGTATTGATGCTGGGAGTATAGGCACATTTCAAAGGATGGACGATAAATCAGAACGCGAATACTGGACTTATAAAAATAATGAACGGTTAAATGTATGGGATGTCTTTTTTAAAGATATTTTATCAAAACAATATAAAACTGATACTGGTAGGTTGATGCCTATTCATGCTGTAGGTATTGATACTGGAAATTTTACAAGCTATGCCTATTACTTTATCGACACTCATCAGCATGAATCAACACCACTTTTAATTTGTGGATTAAAAGGAGAGGAAGGAAAGATAAGAAAGATTGGTGTTGATAGTTCTATTTTTAGAAAGTCAAAGGAAAGGACTAATTTATTTTTACTTGAGACAAATCAGATAAAAGATGAGTTAGCAAATAATATCGAATTAGAATGGGAGGACGGGGCTGAAAAAGTCCAGCCTCATGGTTTTATGAATTATCCAGAGCCGGCAGACGGAAAGTATACAATGAAAAGTTATTTTACACAGTTTGAAAGTGAACATAAAGTGCCAGAACTTAATCAGGATGGTTCAGAAATAGGCTATGCCTGGAAGAAAAAACACTCAACAGTAAGTAATCACTATTGGGATATTGGCGTTTATACCATTGCTGTTCGTGAAATATTTGTAGAAATGTTTTGCAAAGCCTCAAAGATTAAGGAACCATCTTTTATTGCTTATTGTGAATTAATAAAATCAATATAGTTATTGCCAAAATTTTATAATTCTACGATTAATTATTAATGCATCTTCTGTATATAGTGATATATATAAATATCTTCCTTTTATATTTGAAGCACTTAATCTAAGTGTATCATTAAATGTATTGCATGAAGTAATAAATTTAGCTTCATCGCAATCAAATAATTTATAATAAACTTTGCAAATCTTAGTGCTAGGGTTTTTGCAATATCGTTTAGTTGAAATTAATATATCAAATCCTGTAAATGATGATCTTAGTACAAATACTATTGTATCATTAATATTTAAAAAAAGATTACCATCATTTCGATGTTCTAAAAAATATGAATCATAATAAGATTGTTCGGGTTTTAAATAATTATATCTCCATATATTTCCTTTTTGCGCAATTGCAATTATTGAAAATAAAATAACAAAACAAAAAATAATAATTTTTTTCATATCCATTTTTTTAAAATGTTTTTTCTTTAATTCCTAAAACAAGCCTGAGAGATTTTTCAATTACAAACGCAATAGGCTTATCTAATTCAACCGCCTTTTTATAAACCGCATCAGCTAATTCGTCATCGGTACGTACTTGAGGCAATACTCTGTTTTTTGTTTTCATGTATTACAATTGTGTTACAAATGTAACAATTCTTTTCAAGAATACAAACAAGCATCTATTTAATTTAGATTTGTACAACTAAATATTATGACTGAATATCAATACATCATTGATTCAACAAGTCTCAAACAGCGATACGATAGAATACAGTCTATTATCGCTGCTTTAGAATTGCAACAATTAGCAGTAGTTGCAAATTCAGATGTTGAAAGCTACTCATTAGATGACGGTCAAACAAGAATAAGCACAACATATAGAAGTGCTGATCAGATTTTTAAAGCAATTGAACAATACGAAAAAATATCAAATAGAATATTAGCACAATTAACAGGCACAAGAGTAATGAGATTAGCAGACGCACAAGCAATACAATCAAATGGATCTGTTTAATACAAAAAAAATATCATCATTAAATACTGAATTGACCGAAGTCAAAGAACAGTTAACAAAAGCTGTGTCTGCGTTTGCTAATATAAATCCTTATCATACGTTTAGTCCAATTATACGGTTACCTTATACCGGTGAAAAAACGCCCGGTGAAATGGGTGCCGCAATAGACTATGCGTTGCAGTATAATTATTTGCGTGTACGTTCATGGGAAGCTTATTTGCGTTCTGAGATTGCACAATCAATAATAAATAAATTTTCTCTATGGGTTATCGGGTCTGGGTTGAAGGTACAGCCAGAACCTGTTAAAGATGTTTTAAAACAAGAAGGGATTAATTTATCAGATGAAAATTTTGTGAAGCAAATTGAATCTCGGTTTAATTTATTTACAAGTTCTCGTTATTCTGACTATGCGAGAATGTCAAGTGTTGATAATATTGCTTTTGAAGCTTATAAAAATGCTATAATTGGCGGTGATGTTTTGGTTATCCTTAGGGTTGTCAACAACTTATTAACAGCTCAAATAGTTGATGGGTCTCATATTTCAACACCAATAATGAATGATTCGATAATTGCAGCAGCAAAACAGGCTGGTAATAGAATCGAATATGGTGTTGAGATTTCACCAAGTGGCGAACATGTCTCATATTGTGTTTGTGATGACGAGGGGAAATATCAAAGGGTCATGCGTTACGGCGAAAGTTCTGGTAGGCTTATGGCTTTTATGGTTTATGGAACTAAATACAGAATTGATAATGTACGCGGATTGCCTTTGCTGTCAGCAGTTTTAGAGACATTAAAAAAACTTGACAGGTATAAAGAAGCTACAGTAGGTAGTGCAGAAGAAAGGCAAAAGATTGCATATTCAATTGAACATAGTGCAGATTCAACAGGAGAAAATCCTTTACTTGCAAAATTAGCACAATCAAATGCTCTTGGAATGGGTGAAGCACCAGAGAGTAAAAGTGTTTCAGATTATGAGGCCGCAAGCACAAAGGTTGCAACGACTACAAATAAGATGGCTTTTAACATGCCTATTGGCGCAACTTTAAAACTTTTAGAAAGCAAAAACGAACTTTACTTTAAAGATTTTTATTCAACAAATCAGCAAATCCTGTGTGCTTCTGTTGGTATTCCTTACGAGGTAGCGATGTCAATGTTTAATAGTAATTATTCTGCTTCGCGCGCGGCGATAAAAGATTGGGAACATTCGATGAAAACCAGTCGTGAAAAATTTTCAGTTCAATTTTATCAGAACTATTATAATCTCTGGTTTGAGGTTGAGGTTTTAAATGGTAAAATTAAGGCGGATGGGTTTTTGAAAGCGTTAATGGACAATAATATTATGGCAATTGAAGCCTATCGTAATGCACGTTGGCTTGGTGTTAATGTTCCACACATCGACCCGGTTAAAGAAGTTCAGGCCGAAAGATTAAAGTTAGGCGATGATACAACACCGCTCACTACATACGATCAAGCTAGTGAAAGTTTAGGCAGTGGTGATTTTTCGCAAAACATGGAAAAGGTAAAAGTTGAAAAGAAATTAATCCCACCTATTCCAATTACTGAAACTAAAATAATTCCGACGAAATGAGAATATTAGTTAATATACCAAACACAAAACCTGCTGATACCGATTATCCAAATGGAAATGTCAGGAATAAAGATTTAACTACAAATCCTGTAACGGTTGGCACGTCTATTACCGAGGAGGTATTTGGTGATATTATACAGTTCTTTTTAAAATTATGTAGGGATGCAGGCGTAACCGCTAATGATTTAGCTGATAACACTACTAACGGCTATCAATTAATAACAGCACTTAGAAATTATATTGGCATTAATTGGTTTAATGATTTATCCAGTACTGTTTCAGATATGGAATTTGTAGTTGATCAATTAGTAATTGATGTAGCTGCACTTGAGGCAAAGTTTAATGATTCTGAGATTGGGGTTATTTCACATTCTGGAACGGATGCATTATACACAGTAAATTGTTTAACCACAACTAAATTAGTCAATGTTGATATTGCAAATAGCGGTGATACATCAGTATTAACAGTTAATTTACCCGTGCATTATAGCAATAAAACCATAAATATATTAGCTTATTGTCACGGTTATAACGGAGGAAGTGTTATAATTAAAGATAGTGTTGGCACAACAATATATACATTAACTAATACTGGTATGGCTCATACTGTAACTGCTAGGTTAATATTAAAAAGTCTTGGAAATGTTTGGTATATTATAAGTAAAGAAGAAATAGAAACACCTTAAATATGGCAGAGAAAAAAGAAAACGAAATATATCTGATGTCTCCGATCTTTGATCAGACAGCAACTGATTATTGCATGGCATTGGATTTAATTCCAAAAAATGAGGATGTGACTACAATTATGAATTGTCCCGGCGGTTCAGTATTCGCTGGATGGACAATGATAGGCCGTATCCAAGAACGAACAGGTAAAATGAATGTAAAAGTGTATGGTCACGCTGCATCAATGGCTATGTTCTTTCTATTATTCTGTGATAATGTTGAGGCATTAGAGGTAACAAGATTCTTAATTCACCGTGCTTCTGGTTATGTCGAAAACGAAGATGACCAAAAAAATTTAGACAGTATCAATAGTGATTTGAGAAAACATATTGAATCAAAATTAGATATTGATGCTTTAAAGAAAATTACAGGATTAAGCATGACTGATATTTTTGACGGTGAAAAAGTCAAGGATGTTTGGATTACTGCGAAAGAGGCAAAGAAAATAGGATTGATTGATAAAGTTATTCGTCTTTCTAAAGACGAAGAAAAAGCATATAATGAAAAATTTGTTGCATTAAACTCGTCACGAGGGAGTGATGAAGGCGAGCAAGGGAGCAAGCCAAATGTAATTGAAAATAATAATCCACAAAAAACAGTAAAAAAAATGACAAAAGACGAATTAAAAGCGTCCAGTCCAGAAGTCTACAATGCAATAGTTGCAGAAGGTAAGACAGAGGGGATTAAAGACGAACGTAATCGCGCTAAATCATGGCTTGCTTTTATTGACATTGACAAAGAGAATGTAATGAAAGCAGTTAAGGAGGGTGAAGAATTTACCAGCGCAGTAATGGCCGAAATGGCCGTTAAAATGAACTCTGTTAAAACGGCAGAGGCGATTAAAAAAGATTCACCTGAAGCAGTAAAAACAGGTGAGATAAAAACTGAAAAGACGGCAGCTGAAAAAGCTGTTGAGGCTTTTGAAAAAGAAGTATCTGACAATTTGAAAAAAAGTAAAATCGTATGAGCGAAGTAACTTCAAGCAATCAGACCCGTAATCAGATTACGAATGCTTATGATTTTTCAAAGATATTTTTGTTTGATAATAAATATCAAACAATTACTTTGGTAAACGCAACTGGTGCAGCAGTTGAATATCTTATTGGCACATTGATTGGTGTTGTTACTTCTACTTATAAGAAGTATGCTTCAGGCACTTCTAATATTTCTATGATTGGAATTTTGGCTGAAACAGTTAGCGTACCTGCAAATGATTCCGTATCAGTACAAGTATGTATAGGCGGAAAAGTTGCAGAAGAAAAAATACTTCTTCAGGGAAGCGATACACTTGATACAGTTGTTGCTTATAAATCTATTCGCAATAGACTTGCATCTGATACATTAGGTATTGAATTAGCTGCAACAGATGAATTAACTGTAGCTGATAATGTTTAACAATTAAAACGAAAAAGAAATGATACCAGTACAAGATGCAAGAAATGTTTTTACAAAACAACTTATTGCAACATGGAACGAGTTTAGCGACTTAGCTCCAAAGAGTTTCCTGCGTTCTTTTTTTACTAAAAAAACCAGTACTACAAAAGAAGTTTCTATTGAGGTAATGCGTGGTACAGAAAAGATTGCAGTTGATGTATTAAGGGGAACAAATGGCAACCGAAATTCTTTCAGTAAATTTTCTGAAAAGATTTTTGTCCCTCCATTTTTTAACGAATATTTTGATGCCACAGAATTAGATAAGTATGATTTAATTTTTGGTGCAAATGCAGTAAATGTTGCGGCAAGCGTTGTGACATCAGCTATTGTTGATGCAGTTGAAAGATTGAGCGCGTTACGCTATAAGATAGAACGTGCTTATGAATTGCAAGCTTCTCAAATTTTTGAAAGCGGAATAGTTCAATTAATCAATGGTGACAATATTGATTATAAAAGAAAAGCAGCTTCAATGATTGTTAAAGATGCTGATGCTTATTGGACTATAGCATCTATTGACCCTCGTAACGATTTAGTTAATGGGGCAAATTTTCTCCGTCAAATAGGCCGTGCAAATGATGGTATATTTAATGTAATTTTTGGACAAGCTGCATTAACAGCATTTTTTGCAAATCCAAAATTAAACGAATATAACATCAGTAATATTACTCTTGTTGAATTAAAAATACCACAAGCAAATGCAGAAGGTGGGATTTTCCACGGTCGTATTTCGCATGGTGGATATATTTTTAATTTGTGGAGTTATCCAGAATATTATGATAATTCGCTAGGTGTTTCAACGCCGTACATTAACACAAATCAAGTGTATGTATTACCGGCATCAAGTGGAAAATTCGTAATGTCATTTGGAAGCATACCAGCTATCATCCGAGATATAAGAAATGCTGAATTTCCAGAAATGATTACCCAGGTTGAATCAGATTTTGTTATCAATAACTACATTGATCCAGTTGGGAAGAAACATGTATTTGAAACTTTATCAGCAGGATTAGCTATTCCTGTTTCTGTTGATCGCATTTATTCAGCACAGGTAACCGGTTCAGCAGTTGTTGATCCTCCTTTATAATATTTTAAAAAGTAAAAAATGAAAAAGTTAATATTTTTAATTTCAATGATTGCCCTTACGCTCGTATCGTTTGGACAAGATAAGCGGTATGAGATGCCGTACAATGAAAACATTTACGATTATTACAACTATGCTGTAACTGGTATTAGTGGCCCAAATGCAATTCCTGCTTTTGCCGCTAAAGATACCATTACAGAACGTGATACTATTTACGAAATTCGTATCTATCCAAATTCCGATGTACCATATCAGTATAAAATTCGTGAACGTATTGATAGTGTGTCAGGTGTTCCGCGTGTAGCAATTACCTTACAAGGTCGTGATTTTGATACTGAAAGTTGGACAACTATCGGAACTAAAACATGGTATGGACATTCAACAGCAGGAACTGCAACTGATACTATTATTTTTTGGACAAACATTGGCAATACAACTATTACAGGCACTGACATTGCTGATACAACTAAAATAATGAATCATGCTGCACCAGCTTTAAAATCTTTGTATTATTCGAATATTTCAGTGAGTGATGCAACTCAAGTTAGATGGAGGCAATTGCGTCTTTATCATGATGCAAATTTAACTGCACAGAAATCAAAATTTGTTGCACTTGAAATACTTATTATAAAATGAAAAAAGGTATTGTAAAATGCTTACGCGTACAAGGTGCAAGTAAGCGGACTTTTGTAGCAAACGAAATAGTTTCAGAAGACAATTTTCCAGTTGGTGTTTTTGATAAATTAGTTTCAGAAGGTAAAGTTTTGGAGACTAAAGTCGAAAAACAAACTTTGAAATCTGGGAAAAAACAACAGGCCGAAACAGAAGAAATAAAATGAGTTTAGCAAAAGCCAAATCTGATTGGAAAAGGTTATTGAATAATGGCGGGTTCGGGGTTAGTATAACCCTGACTCCACCTAATTCATCTACTTCAACAATCGTTAAAGCTATTGCAATAAAACATCATAACAGTATTGGCACAGATGGATTACCAATAAATGCTAAAAACGTTCATATTTCTATTATTGAAAGTGATTTGATTGCGTTAAGTTACACTGTAAGAAATGTAGCGGGTGAAGTTTCTTTAAGAAATCATCGCGTAAGTTTTGCTGATAGTAATAATAATGTAAAAAATTACATCATAAAAGAAACATTTCCAGACGAAACAATTGGATTGATAACATGTATATTGGGCGATTATGGCAGCTAAGTTGACATATAAAATTCCGACAAGTAATTTTGAATCTATCCGTGATAGAATAGGTACAATTTTAGTTGCTGAATTTGCTGCGCAATCATTATTGCAAGGTACTATTAGTACTGCATTACCACCATTGCCAACAATTCCAAATCCAAATTATATAGTTTCAATATACACTGAAAGGTTTACGCCTGTTGATAAATCAGAAGGAAACGTAATAATAATTAATTTAGAACGGATACCTTTTGATAATCAAACTTACAGAACACAGGTAGGTAAAGCAGTATATAATATTGACGTTTTTTGTAATGGTCATGAAAGTTCAACAATTGAAGGGCATTATGGAACATCTGTACAACTTCAAAGATTGTGTGCAACTATCAGGCATATCTTGCAGTCGCCTTATTATGATAAATTAGATTTTGCTTCTGGAATAGTTCAAAGACGTTCGGTTTCATCAATTGACATGGCACATCCAGGCGAACATGATGGTTCATTTTCGAGAATGGGTCGTGTAGTTTTTGAGGTTGATATGCTGGAGTCACAAAATGAAATTTCTGTTATAGATGCTGAGGGTTATGATACTTCGGTTACACTCGAAGAAACATCTTTAGGTTATAAATTTACTAAAAACAATTAAAAAAAATGAGTATAAGCACAGCAGTTGGTTCAGAAAGGATAAGCCGGATAGTTGGCTATAAGCTGAAAAAAGGCAATTTCCAAACCAGCACACCGAACTTGCCTCAAAGAATATTTCTGCTGGGGCAAGGGAACGCAGTTAATCAGGCAACAATGCCTGACACATTGCGAGAAATAACATCGGCTAAAGAAGCCGGAACTTTATACGGTTTTGGTTCACCGATTCATCAGATGATGCGTATTTTACGCAACGGAGATGGGGTTGGCGGAATCCCTACCGTAGTATTTGCTCAACCAGATGCAGAAGGAGCAACACAAACAGTAATTACAGTTGATCTTACATTGGCTACAACTGCTACAGATAGCGCAACGCATTACGTTATAATTAACGGACGTGTTGGGATGGATGGAGCAGAATACGGCTACTCAGTTGTTAAAGGCGATGCAGTTGCAACTATTTTGCAAAAAATTGCAGACGCTTGTAATAATGTACAGGGCTGCCCTTGTATAGTTGCAGTCGATAATGGTCAGCTTACGTTTACAAGCAAGTGGGCAGGCGCAACAGCCGCAGAATTATTTGTGACATTTGATGACATGGATAAGGATTGCGGTATTGTCTATTCAATAGAAAATACTGTGGAAGGTACTGGTGTCGTTGATTTAACTGACGCGATAGCAGGAATGGGATCGGAATGGAACACTATTGTTATCAATCCTTACGGATCAACAGTTTTCACAACACTTGAAACTGTGAATGGAATTCCTGATCCTGATACGCCAACCGGTCGTTATGCTGCAACTATTTTCAAACCATTTATTTCAATTTGGGGCAGTTGCGAGGACGATAAGACGGTATTAGGGGCAATCACAGATGCAAGAAAAACACAAGTTACCCATGCTTTAGCTCCCGCACCAAATAGTTCTGGATTTACTTGGGAGGCTGCTGCTAATATGGCTTATCTTTTTGCATTGCAATCGCAGAATAATCCACATCTTGACGTTAACGCAAAGGCTTATCCAGATATGCCAGTACCTTCAGATGGAATTATTGGCGATATGTCAGATTACAATAACAGAGATTATCTTGTAAAAAAAGGTTGTTCGACTGTAGATATAGTTGCCGGGGCTTATGTTGTACAGGATTTCGTAACGACATATCATCCCGATGGAGAGTTGCCTCCTCAATATCGTTATCCTCGTAATCTCATGCTAGATTTTAATGTTAGATATGGATATTATTTACTTGAGCTTATTAATGTTATTGATAAGGCTCTTGCTCCAAGCGATCAAAGTATTGGCGTTTCTTCGACAATTAAGCCAAAAGATTGGAAACAAATTATACGCTCTTATGCTGATGATCTTGCAAGCCGTGCGTTAATTGCTGATGCCGACTTTATGAAAGAGAGTATTACTGTAGCGGTTTCGTTAATTAATCCTGACAGGTTAGAAACATATTTCCGCTACAAAAGAACTGGTATAGCTCGAATTGCATCAACAGATGCAGAGGCCGGATTTGCTTTTGGAATTGTTTAATTTAAAAAATAAATAAAATGTTTATAGCAGGCGATATTCAAGAAATATCATACAAACATCCTACTCTAGGTAGTGGGACTTGGTTTCCCAAAAGTGGTGAAGATGCAACTGTTGATTTTGGTGGATTTGTTTCAAATGATGAAGCAAGTGGAATTACAGGAGATGGCCAAATGATTGATCAAATAAATCGTAAAAGATGGTCGTTTGAAACTTCTGTTGCATGGGACATGAACACAACTGATGAACTTAATCAGGCAAAGAAACTTGCAGCTAGTCCGGTTTTATCAGACTTCACTTTTACTCATATTAATGGTGCTGTTTGGGGCGGTAAAGGCAAGCCAGTTGGCGATATACAAGGAAGTACAAATTCCGGTAATATGAAAGTAAAAATTTCTGGTGGTGGTGAATTAACTAAAATATCTTAATATGATTACAAGAGAAGTTGCAGAAAAAGATTTTATGGGTTGGTTTGAAGCAAAAAAATTACCCAAAAATCTACTTGAAAAAAATGCTGAGGATAAAGAATCTATCATTAATGCAATCATGGAAGGCGTTTTAGTTCTGGATGAAAATAATTGCTTTGTTCAAACGCTTAATTTCCCGGTTCAAATTCCAAATTCTGAAGAAATAAAAGAGTTAAAATTTGCTTTTAGAGTTACTGAGGGTGTTTTAGCTGCTTCTTTACGTGGAATAAAGACAGATGATTTAATTGGGCAAATGTCATTAGCATATGTATCGACATTAACTGGCCAACCAAAATCAATCATAAGATCACTTGATCCAAGTGACAGTTATTTAGGTAAAAAAATTGCTGCTTTTTTTTTCATTTAGGAATTGAAAATATTGAAGTAGCTATAAAAAGTATAATCCGTACTTATCATTGGACACCTTATGAGGTTGAAAAATTATATATTGACAATTTAGATAAGTACGGGTTATTTTTTTGGTATGAAGATGCAAAGGCGATGGTCAAAGAAATGAATGGGAAATAATGGCATTTGTAATTTCAACAATATATAAATCAATAGATAAATTTAGCGCACCGTTAAAGCGAATGGAGCAAGCCAATTCTGGTTTTGCCAATAAATTAAATGGTACTAAAAATATGTTGTTAAGTTTAGCTGGTGGAGTTTCTGTTGCTTCATTGGCTTTTGGTGCTTACAATGCAATGGCAAATTTTGATGATGCAATGGCATCTTTAAGTGCTGTTACTGGTGTTTCAGGGGTCGCACTAGCGCAAATGAAAAAAGATGTATTAGATTTAGCGGATAAAACTAAAAAAAGCGCAGTAGATGTAGCAAAAGGTTTTGAAATTGTTGGCTCCGCAATGTCTCAATATTTAAAAGACCCAAAATCATTAAAAATGATAACAGAGGCTGGTATACTTTTATCAAAAGCATCTCGAATGGATTTTGAGCCAGCAATGAATTCATTGACATCGACAATGAATCAATTTAATTTAGCCGCTAAAGATTCAAAAAAAGTAGTTGATGTCCTAACCGCAGGTGAAATAGTTGGACAAATCAGAACACAAGATGCAGCTCAAGCACTCTCTAAATTTGGGGCTGTGGCAAATTCAATGAATACAACCTTACCTGAGTCAATTGCATTAATTCAAATATTAGGAAAAAAATTACCAAAGGAAGAAATAGGAACGGCTGCAAGAAATTTACTTTTGTTTATGGATACCTCTAAGGGAGCATCCGCTGAAGCTATGGCATCCTTTAAAAAGAATGGTGTTAGTCTAAAAATATTAAGTGATAAAACATTAACAACTGCTGCAAGATTTAAAGAATTAAGTAAAATTCAGAATGATTCAGTAGCAATGAGTAAAATATTTGGTAGGGAAAATATAACGGCTGGTAAAGTTATTTTTGATCAATTGAGTACTTATGAACAATGGGTTCAAGAAATAAAAAACACAGAAGAATCGCAGAAACAAGCGAGCGTTAATAGTGGAACATTTAAAAATCGAATAACAGAACTGAAAAATACTTTTGATAATTTAATTATAAGCGGGAATGAATCATCAGGAATGCTCAGTGCATTTGGAAATATTATTGGATTTGTCTCAAATAATTTAGGATTAATTGTTGGCTCTTTAGGAATAGGCCTTGCGTTATTCGCTACCTATAAAACGATAATGCTAGGGATAAATGCAGTTACTGCAATATGGAATATCTATACTGGAATATCATTGGCCTTACAGGGTTATCAGGGGGCTTTGTTATTGCAAAATACTATTGCCTTAAAAGCTTATACGGTTGCTCAATGGTTGATGAATACTTCTTTATTAGGATGTCCTATTGTATGGATTATATTAGGTATTGCAGCTTTAATTGCAGGTATAGTTTTACTTATAAAAAATTGGGAGGTTGTCAAAAATGCTGTTATTAGTTTTGTCCAATATGCATGGGAAGGGATTAAAAAGGTTGGACAAGCTGTTTTATCATATTTACTTTTGCCTTTACAGTTAGCACTTAAATTAATTTCTACATTAACTGGTGCAGAATGGGCAAAGGATATGACTAACAAAATAAACGATATGACTGGTTCATTTTCTGTTGATGCTATGACAAAAGAAAAACCAGTAAATTTAGCAGCTTCAGCAAATGATGCTCAAATGAGAACGATTGAAAAAACAACTAATAAGAATAATACTTTAAATCTTGTTGATAGAACAAGTGGTGGAGTGAAAGCAGTAAGAAATGAGGCGCCTATTCCAGTTATGGGAATAACAAACGACTATTTAAATGAATGATATATTGTTATATGAAAGTGGTGGAGGTGGTGAAATATCCTTGAAAAATGGTGATATTGAAATGACGGATGGATTATTCAATATGCCTTATCTGTCTCATTTTGGTGGTAATTTAGAGGCATCAACAAAAGGTGACGAGGAAGAAAATATTGAGCGTTTTGATTGGTGGGGCAATAGTTTTTTAGATCAACCTGCACAAATGAATAGTTTGATTGAAAAAACATTAGACAATACAACTTTAAATAGTGCTGGCAGAGTAATTATTGAAAGAAATGCAAAAGAAGATTTACAATTTATTGCTGATATAGCAGACATTTCATGTATTGTAGAAATTCCGGGAGTTGACAAGGTGAAAATTTCAGATAAGATAAATCAAATAAAGGTTGATTTTATTTTTAACTCAACAAATAATGAATTAATTGAAGAAATTATAATATAATGGCAGACATCCCAACATTAGCAGCTTTACAAAGTCAAATAGAAAATGATTTACGCACTGAATTTGGCATTACTCATACATGGGTCGGAAAAGTTGCACTAAGAATTATAGCATTAGTACAGGCAGCCAAATTAAAATTATTTTATTTAGCAATTGCACTTTTGCAAAAGAATATTTTTGTTGATACCTGCGATGAAGAAACCTTAGTTAGGTTCGGCATTGTTAAATTGGGTCGCGCGCCTAATCCTGCAAGGGCAGGAATTTATACAATTAATGTTACTGGCAGTATAGGTGGAGTGATTGAAAAGGGAACAATATTCAAAAGCGAACCAACTTCAACTAATCCAGAATATTTATTTGAGACAACCGTTGCATTAACGTTATCTGGAACTACTGGAACCGTTGAGATACGTGCTTTAACTCCGGGGTCAGATTCTGCGTTACAAGTTGATGATGAATTGTTATCAACTATTCCAATTGCTTTAGTTGATAGCCTAGTTACTATTGATAGCGTCGATACTAATCCGGTAGATGCTGAAACTACCGAAACATATAGAAGATTGATTATTGAAAGTTTTCAATTAGAACCGCAGGGGGGTGCGGCAACTGACTATAGAATTTGGGCTGCTGATGCTGAAGGCGTAAGAACTGTTTATGCTTACACAAAAAATAATGCTATTCAAACAGTTCAAGTATTTGTTGAGGCATTACCAGCAAATTCTGATCCGGGTTCGCCCGATGGAGTGCCAACACAAGCCATGCTAGATGAAGTCGAGGCAGTTATAGAACTCGACCCGGACACGACTAAGGACATTAACGCGCGTGGGCGTAGACCAGTACAAGCCATTATTGAAGTATTGCCAGTTGTACCAGTCGGGGTTAATATAACTATAAATGACTTATCAGATAAAACAACAGCAACTATTGCAGCGATAACAACCGCTTTAGACGATTTACTCTATGATATAAGGCCATATATTGCTGGTGCTGATGGTGCAAATAAATTAGATGTGTTATATTTAGGGCAAGTAATTGCAGCTATTTACGGAGCTGTTGGCGCAACGGTTAATTTTTCAAATGTTGAAATATCTATTAATAGTATTGTTTATTCATCATTCACTTTCAGTAATACGCCGGGAACATACGGGCAATATCCATATTTACAAACTTTGATTACTCCATGATAATTGTAAGCGACATATTAAAATTAACAAAACAAATGCTTCCCAGCGGTCGTGCATGGAGGTTGCCTAATGGTGGATATTTTGAAAAACTTTTTAAAGGATTGGCCGTTAGTGAAATTACTGCCTACAATTTTGCTCTTTCAACAATGAATAGATTATTGGCAGACAACGAAGGGTTTACTGCTGCTGATGCTACTGAATGGGAAAGACGTTTGGCGCTTCCAATTAATCCTGGCTATACATCTTTGGCAACTAGAAAAACTTTAATCCTTCGCAAATATCAATTTCCGGGAGGTTTTTTAAATAGGCAAAATTATAGGTATTTAGAATATCAATTAAAATTAGCCGGGTTCGATGTAACAGTAACCGAAAATACTGATTCTAATTTGGTAATTGGTGAAGCTTTCCAATTTTCAGAAGATACCGAAATGGGGTTAGATACCGAAATGGGAAGTACAACGATTGACATAATTGCAAATTCACCATTTTACGGTGAAGCGTTTGATGTTGATTCGCCATTAAGCGTATTTATTATTACCGGAACAGTTTCACCAAATTTCATAACAGCATTTAGGCAATTAGTTTTGCAGTTAAAACCAGTCACAACAGTTGCAATGTGTGTAATTACTTATTCAATTAGTGGTGATTTGGCCTTTGTAAATGGAGACAACGCATATACAGTTGATGATAGAAATTTAGTAACAATGGATTATGTCTAATTTTGTAGTAGATATTGATAGTTCAGAAGTTCGTGAATTCACAAAGAAATTGCGTGAAATGCATCGGTCGCATATGCCAACTGTAGTCAGAAATACGCTTAATCAATTAGCTTTTGATGTTAAGAAAAACGAACTATTAAAAAGTGCTGACAAAGAGTTTATTTTAAGAAGCCCAAGTTTTTTCAAACGATATTCAGGAGTGAAAAAAGCGGACGGTTGGGATATTTCAACTATGCAATCAGAAATAGGTATTATCCCAGGTGAAAATATTGCTGCTGGTTTGCTTGAGAAACAGGAACACGGGGGAACGGTTGCACACCGTGCATATATTTATATGGATACTTCCAGGACTGGCAAAAATAAAAAAGGTAAAGTTCAAAAACAAAATTATATTGGGACACGTGGAATATTGAGAGGACTTCCAAATAAAAAAAGAAGCGAAAAAGCGCAATTTGTTGCAAATGCGATAAAGGCCCTGCAAACAGATAACGATATTTTACAGGAGAAAGATGGTAAGATAAAGCTTATGCGTGTTTTGTCTATTCAACAGAATAGAGTAAGTAAAAAAATATTTATTAAGATGAAATATATTGCATCTTATCAAAAAGAAAGATCGGTACACGTGAAAGCAAGGCCGTTTTTAAGAAAAGCAAGCGAGATTACATATAGAAAAACAGATCAAATTTTCAGAACTGAGATAAGAAAACGATTTGATAAAGCAAGTTTATGAGTTGGATTGAAAATATTAACAATATAGTCTTATCAATTACTACTGGTGATGATGCTGTATATACACCAAAATGGTTAAATGCAACAAAAGAGGTAGAATACAATACTGCCGTTTATGAATTCGTAAGGGTTAAAGGCTCTTTAGCTTTAAAAAGCGAACCTAAAGGAAGAAGATTTGATTTGGAATTTTATTTTGATGGTGAAAAAAATATAGATAAGGCAGAAGCATTTGAAAAATCAGCAAACAATAAAAAGCCGTGGACTGTTAAGCATCCTTACTATGGAAATTTTAAATGTCAACCGTTATCACTTAAACAAGACAATTCAGGTCACAACGTAACAAAATTTACCTGTACGGTAATTGAAACGATTACGCAATCTTATCCATTTCCAAATGAAGTTTTGCCAGATAAAATTGAAACTGCTGTAACAAATGCAAATATATCGCAGCAAAAAGCTTTTAGTGATGCTGGAAATTTCGATAAACCTTCTTTGACAAGCGTTGTAAATTCGTTCAATAATTCATTTGCAAAAAAAATAACAGATGCAACTTCATTAAATTTAATGAACAAAATAGCATCTGATGCAATTAATTTAATTGATGCACCATTATTCGTTGCCGTTGATGTAATGCGTAAGGTTCATGAATTGATTAATTTCCCCGCAAAACTTGAACAAACAATTGAAGATCGGTTTAATATTCTAAAAGAGGCATACGATAATATTGTTGACATATTCGATGGCACAACGTCTGGTAAGCATCAATATGAAGCAGTTGGTGGCGGCATTATCGGGGCCATGAATTTAGCCTCAATTGGTGATTATGAAACCCGTTCACAGATTACGGATCAGCAAACATTATTAGCTAATGCAAATGCAGCATATCTATTATATTTAGATTCATTGCAAACAGATAGGGCTGATTCTTCAGAATCATATATTCCAAATTTTAATGGCTTAAACGATTTAAACACTGTTGTAAGTCTTACTAATGCTAGTTTATTTGAACTAATTTTTGAAGCAAAACAAGAGCGTGAATATATGCTCGAAAAAGATAGCAACGCAATCTTATTGACACATAGATTTTACGGGCTTGACAAAGATGACGTAAATTTGAACAAGTTATTAGCAACAAATAATATTGGATTAAGTGAAATACTAAACATAAAAAAAGGCAGAAAAATAGTTTATTATGTCTGAAATTAGTTTAAAAATAAATGGTCAAAATTTTGAACACTTTAATAATTTTAAAGTAACTCTTGCTTATAATAGCGTTGCAAGCGTGTTCTCTTTTGACGGATTGGTTTTAAATGAAAGTCAAAAAAAACTATTTAAACCTCTATCTTATCATGATGTTGAGGTATATATGGGTAAAGAATTAATATTGACAGGTATTGCGCTTTCAACATCAACTTCGGTTTCGAATAATATTTCATTAGGTGGTATTTCTGGATATTCAAAAACAGGTGTACTTGAAGATTGCAATATCCCTGTAAGGCTTTATCCGTTGCAATTTGACGGAATGACACTAAAAGAAATTACTGAAAAATTAATTGATTTATTTGATTTAAAATTAGTGATTGATTCGACCGTAACAGATAAATGCAATGAAAAATATACCGAAATAACAGCAAAGCCAACACAAACAATTAAAGAATTTATTTGTGAAATGGCAAAACAAAAAAATGTTATTGTGTCACATGATAAAAGAGGTCAATTATTATTTACTAGCTTAAAACTTGGGACACCTTCAATAGCTACATATATAGAAGATAAACCGGCAACAAAAATAAGTGTTTCGGTTAATGGTCAAGGAATACATTCAGAAATATACGTACAGGCACAGGCTGGAATGGATGAATTTGTCCCCGGCGAAGGTACTGTTTTAAATGCGATGGTTTTAAAATTTAGGCCACTTGCAAAAATACAAACCACAGGCGATGTAAAGAATATTGAAAATACAGCAAAAATGGTACGTTCATCTGAATTAAGGAATATTTCAGTAACAATTGATACAGATAGATGGACATGGTTTGATGGAAAAAAAACAACAATAATAGTTCCAAATAACATTATTGAAGTTCAAAGCCCCGGAAATTTTATTAAAAAAAGGAGTAGATTATTTGTTGAACAAGTTGATTATTCTGGAAATTCTGAGCAACAAATAGCAACACTAAAATGTGTAATGCCTGAAACATATACTGGCGAAACGCCTATAAATATTTTTGAATGAAAATAGCAAATATAATATCAACAGCGGTTAATAAAGGGATACTTATAATTAAAGTACTTTCGTTAGGAAGTAGAGATATAAATACGCTTTTAAATGTACAGCCTTACGGAATTGATTCAAACCCAGTTAAAGAGTTAAAATGCGTTTTCGCTAAGACCATTGGAACAGAAAAATTATTTCTTGGAATAATTAGAAAAGATACAAAGGCACAAACAGGACAAACAAGAGTGTATTCAGAAGACGTTGAGGTTTGGTTAAGAAATGGGAAATTAGAACTTGGAGGGAATAATAATTTTGCAGTAAAATATACTGAATTAAAACAAGGTTACGACCAATTAGTACAACAAGTAAATGCATTGATTACTGCATACAACGCACATACACATCCAGTAAACGCACTACCTAGCCCAACGCCTATTACATCTGCCGTAACTGCTTCACAAGGAACTAATATTACTGCTGATATTTCAGCATGTAAAAATGAAAATATATTAACAAATTAAGTTAAATTTGCAATATGGCTGGCGAAACTGTAACTGTTCTTGAACTAGACCCGATAGAAAATCCAGCGGGCGGCGTAATGTATGTCATAGTTGATGGTGTAGATTATCAAATAACATTCGACAATCTTACAAGATTTGTTAAAAGAGTTCAGTTATCATTTACGTCTGCTAATCTTGTCGGTCAAACGCTTTCAGTCACTCATAATCTCAATCAACTTTTACCATCTTCAATATGCGTTTATGATAATAATAATAAACGTGTTGTAGATGCAAATTTTGAATATTCTGCATTAACAGTAAATACAGGTAGTTTAGAAATATATCAACCAATAACAGGTGTATGGAAACTCGTTTTAAAATATTAATAATTGTATTAATTTTTAGTTCAAATTTATTTGGACAAACGCCTACTTACGGAGAACGTAAGTGGATTAAAACAACATTAACTGATACTGCTATAATTAACGGAGGGGATGTTACTTTAAAAAAACTAACTGCTAAAAATGCAACGTTTGCAGACACAGTGAAAGCTGATTCAATAAAAGTAGGCAATACATGGATAAGCACAACGACTTTTTTAACAAAGCAAAACCTAATCGATACCACAACTTACGATGGGACTAAGAACGAGATAGCCATCGAGCGCAACGCAAGGAACGATTCAATATTAGCCTTAAGAAATTTAGCAAACACAAAAGTAAATCTACCTGACTCAAATATAATCTATACTACACCTCATTATGTAGATAGCCTAGTTAATTCAAACGTTGAACAAACATATATCTATGCCGGAACTTCACCAGACGGGTATATTTTAAGAAGCTCGGATAATGGTCTTACTTGGTCAAATTTAGGCAGTGCAGGAAAAGGGCAACCACTAGCATTCTGTCAATTGTCAAATGGTGATTTATTATATACAACTGATGAGGGCTATGTTGTAAATCATAGTAAAGGAACAAGCGTGGAGGTTTCAGATTATCCTGTAAGAGCAATTTCTCAACATTTATCTGCATCTATTTATGTAGGTGATGATAATGGTGATACTTATTATTCAGATGATAATGCCGTGTCTTTTACTCAAGATCCTGTAGATCCAATTGGTCGGATAAATTACATTTCATCTTCTTGGCTTTATTTTTCAGTAAATGGCATATATGACGGAAGCACTGGATTATTATTTCAATCAGGGCACTTTACTAGTGCCTTACAAATACCAAATACAGATACAATATATGCAGGTTCTAGTATAGGTCATATTTGGAGAAGTATAAATGCTGGAACAAGTTGGGCGGATTTAGGCGACAAAACAGGAAGCGGATATAGCATATTATCTTTAGCAAAAGGGAACGGTAGTAGAATATTATTCACTTATGATATTTCACCAGACATATTATATACTGATGACGGATTTACTACAATAGGTGGAGGCGAGTGGACTATTCTTGGCGTTCCTAAATGTTTAACAACTATTAATAATTATGCTTTTGCTGGTGATAAAAATGGAACAATAGGATATTCAAATGATAATGGAGACACAGGGTTTGACACAAACGCTTTATATTCTCAGGATTCAATAAATTGCATATTAGCAGTAATAGGCTCGACTTATGTACAACCAGGCGACTTAACAATATATGAAACCAAAGTACAACATGCAGCAGATACAACATTGCAACGTGCATGGAAGAATGGATTAGAAGCAAGAAAAGTAAACAAAGGTGATACTATTAGCCGTACCGCAGGAAGCTATATTACACCTACACAGGTAGCGAATACTTATCTGGCGAAAGTTGATGCGAATCATCTTATGAATGAAAACGATACATTAGAATCAAACTATAAGTTATTAACAAGAACGCAGAATTATTATAATGTATCTGATACGGTTAATACAGACATGACTAATGTATATTTAGTAACATTTTCAAAAGCTTATAGAGAACATCGAATAGATACGCTTTCAGGAAATGCTACTGTGACGATCACAAAGTCGGCATTAGCAAAACCGGGAGCAATTGAGGTGTTTTATTCGCGAGGGACAGGTGCGACAAAAACTATAAATTTTGGAAGCTGTAAAAATAGTTGTATATACGAATATGATGATACAGCAGACAGAATGAATGTTATCACATTTAAATTATGCACAGGTGGAATAATTGAACGTTGCGTTTATCAAAGATATTAATATGAGAAAAATAAGCATTATACTACTTTTATTTGTAGGGTTAAATTTACAAGCTCAATATAACCAATGGTGGGATGCGTGTATAAAAGGAAATGATTGGCCACAAAAAATGGCCTTAAGTTATTATTCAATCAATAGCCATTCTACTTTTACAAAAGCAGAAAAAGATACTATTAGGACTATTTTAAGTAGTCCATGGGTAGTGCAAACATTTGGGCCGGGTGGTCAAAATAAACAAATTTGTGATTTTTTCCTGATATTTTGGAATAGTAATACGACTACTTCTCATGCAACGATGACTAATACTAAAACCGGAAACACATTATGGTGGTGGTATGATAGGAATAAATCATATGACAAATGGAATACTACTAATCCCGTAGACACCTGTAAAAATGGATGGGCTGCGTGTTTTAGCACTGATGGGTTTGCGAATTTTACAAGAATCGGAATATACAATGGTGGATGGATAAATCATTTACCATCTCTTCAATATTTTACTAATTTAACTGCTATTTTCACTGCATCTAATAATTTTAATGAACCATTTCCACAAGAGAATATAAAATCGTCGCTGACTTATATCCAAATAAATAACTGTGCACATACTGGTGCAGCTCCTAATTTGTCCACTTGTACTAATATTACTTCAATCTTATTCGATATAAATAATTTTACCGGGTCAACATCTGAATTGTCTTCTACTGTTTGCACAATATATAGGATGCCTGGAAATAATTTAACGTTAAATAATCAATCTATTTTTGCGAAAGGGATGACACAACATCATATATATAATAATTCATTGCCAACAAGCGAAATTGATGAATTATTGCTAAATATGGATAATTGGTATTCAGGTACAAATTTAATGACAGCAAATTGCGTAATTAGTTTAGCTGGTTCAAATATGGGAATACCAACGGGTGGGGTAAATAATGTGCATATATTAAGCCTTTTATCGAAGGCCTCTAGTCAGGGTGTTTCATGGACAATTAATATACGTACAATTTAAAATAAAATATAAGATGAAAAAGTTATTATATTAGCTGGTATTTTCGTAGTAATTAACGCAAGCGCTTTTGAATACACAAAAATTATTCCCGTAAGCGATACTGCATACTTATTCATAAATCAGCATTACGCAACAGGAGAGGATACAATTATATTTGAACCTATGTCTATAGCTCCAGGGAATGCTATGATAACAATGTTCTGGAATACATTGATAAGTATACATGAAGGAAATAATAAAGATAAGGTTGAGAAAGAGTATAAAAAAGATAAGTATAAGAAAAAATATTGCTTTGATTATTGCTATGTCATAAATATTGGTAGATCAATTTTCCTTATTGAAAAAGATACGCCAGAATCAGAAGTTTATTATACAATTTTTAAAAATACAACTGATGAAAAAGCTGCTTATAATTTGCTTTCTATTTTGGGTAACGGTAAATAAAGCCGAAATAACTGTAACCGCAAATGATTCTATTGAGTGGTTTGCAGTTACTTCTTATGACACGTGCGTTTTGTTGCCATTTTGCTTAACAAAAGGGAATAGCCTAACGCTACATCATAATGATTCAAATAAAATGAAAGGTTTTGTATTAGTAAACGCATCATGTGAGGAAGCTTGCAATTATTGGATGCATATCAATGATATAAAATTAACTACGTGGGAAGAAGTAATTGAATTTAATAAAAAAGGAAATGAATAAAATATTGACATTACTTATAGTATTAATATCAGCAAATTGCTTTGGACAATTGACTTTCAGAGACTCAATAAAATGGATCAACGGGATGAACTATAAGATTAGTTATGCTGTTAATGAAAGTAAGACAGATACAGAAAATTACATATATTACAATAATAATAAAGAGATGCTGACTGAAACGATTATTCAAGTTCCTCCACAATCAGTTTCAATCACTGGATTTAAACCAGCAACAATAGTCAATAAATTTCAAGCAAAAAAGAATGATGATATTATTAAGGAACTAAAAAAGCAGAAGGTTAAATTTGATACTTCTAAAATAAAAAGCGATAATAAAACTAAATCTAAATGAGAGAAGGACTAATAGGTTTTTCGAGAGGCGATAGCACCCTATCTAAAACAATACGAAAAGCACAAAGCATATGGGTAAATCTTTATTCAAATAAAGATGAAGATAAGCCTATAATGAATCATGTATTTATGACCGTTAAAAAGTTTGGTCAAATATACGTTATCGAAGCTGATTTGAAGGTTGTAAAAGTGAATGGTAGATATAAGTGGAAACCGGTAGTTAAGATGACCAAATGGGAACTATCTGAGTATGCACGAGGCAAAGTAGAGTATTGTTTTAAAGAACCTATTAAGCTATGGTCAAAAGAAGAACTATTACAACTGAGTGAACTGGCTGAAAAGTATGAAGGCCGACCGTATGAAAAAGTTAATGTTGGATTTCACCAAGTGATTAAAACTTTTACAAACAAATGGATTGGGAAGACCGGGCTATCTGCTGAACTTGCTTTTATTTGTTGTGAACTGGTAGGCACTATGTGCCATAATGTTAGAAATTATTGGTTCCCAAATTGTGCAGAATTAAATGTAATGGAGTTATTTTTGGATAGTGAATTAAAAGACGCTATAGTATGAAAGATTTTATTCTATCCATATTAAAGAAGCTAACAAAGAATCAATTAATAACATTAGTTATGATATTGGGTACTGCCTTCGGAGGCAAACTTTATATCGACAATAAGAAACCGGAAGTTATACCAGTTGATAACACTATTCAAA